AGCCTAGCTCAAGTATCACGCTTTTAGGAATAGCCCGAAAGCTGTCCATGTTAAGTTGGTCTATATCAGAAAAAGCCTTCTCCTTTGACCTATTGTACACTTGCCTGAACATCTCCTTTTGCTGTTTCTTTTTCTCCTCTCTTTTCATCTAAAAACTTTCCTCCCTTCTGCGTCTCATTCTCTTATCCACTTATCTATTCGCCTTACATTTTCCTTCCAGCTCGCTCAGTACCTGTTCCAGTTTCTCTCTGTTCTCGGGTTTCGGTTCGCTGACGCCCCGCTCCCATGTCTGTATGGTGAGCAATGATACTCCTACCAACCTCGCAAGTTCCATCTGGGACAATCCCAATGCTTTTCTCCTTTTCCGTAAATCATTTCTTTCCATTTTCATTTTAGAATACCTCCTTCAATAATGTTTTTATAAAATGTCTAGCATCTTCAATTTTCATATCTCCGGGGTCGGTATCTACTGTCTCAATGAATACCTTTTTCCCGAGGGCTTTGAGTTTTACTGCTAGCTTTCGGGCTTGTTGCTGGGCTTGCGGTTCGTTGTCGTATACGATGAAGAACCTATCATGAATTTTTGCTAGTGCTAGCACTTGTTCCATGGTAAACGATGTCCCGAAAGTAGCCACCGCACAGGTCCCCAATTTCCAAACGTCTACTACACCTTCAACCACTATTAATGCTGGATATTTACTCCATTTTTCCTCCTTTCCGTATACGATATGCTTGTGGTGAATCACTTCCCGTCTCATTGGACAGGCTAGATATTTACGGTCGGCCTTCCTGGTGATGTCGCGGGTTTGGAAGCTAACTAGCTTCCCTCTCCAGAGTATCGGTATTATTATTCGGTTTCGGTAGGGGATCCCATCCAGGAAGCTAACTGGGCCGGTTTGCTTCAGCTTCCATACCCTTATCAGCTTATCCGGATCAAACCCTCTACCGGCAAGATAATCCTTCCCCCTCTCGTCCAGATCAGAATAAGGTGCAGGGTATTTGATTGGGTTTATATTGACCCTGGGTTCCTGCCGCCTTCCAACCTGAGTGGTACGCGGGGCGTATTTCCTTAGTAGGGCCTTTGCCTTCTCCGTAGGAAGGCCCAATACTTTCGCTAGAACCGTTATGGTAGAGTGCCCGCCGCAACGCCAGCAGTGGCTTACGGCGGGCTGTGTTATGCTTATCCCCAGGTGGTAGTTTTTTGAACCCACACAAAATGGGCAGTGGATATTGACCCAGTTTGGGGTTGAATGCTTGTGGCCTTCTGCCACGTATGGGATTCCGTATTCATGTAATAATTTTTTGATGCTCAAGGAATAAGCCCCCTATATATTATTATACTGATTGGGTTAAAATTAACGGGCTTTTTCATCCCTCTTTTTTACCGCCTGCTTTATTTCTCGAAATACGTTCCATATTTTTTCCTCTGACCAACCCATCCTTCGGAGCTCCCTCGCGATGATACCCCTTGCCTGCCGGGGTTTGCTTACGTCGAAGTAGACCTCACCGTTATTGACCAGGAAGCATACTACCACTTTTGCACCTGGTGAGAATCCGTCCATCAACTCCTGCCAGCGCTCTTCAGCTATGACTGCTTGTCCTGGGTCCACCTGGTCCTCTCCTTCCAGGAGGGCCTGTATCGCCTCCTGGTCCGTTGGTATCTCGCTTTTCGTTGATTTTTTGGCTAGGATGCTGTTCAGGCGGTTCCTGACTACTGTCCAGATGAAGGTGGATTTCTTTGCCCTGCTAGGATTGTAAGCAGGAGCGGCCTCCAAATACGCTAAATATGCTTCCGAACATAGATCCTCGAAGTCCAGGCGGGAGTCCCTACTGGTGTAGGAACTCACCACCTTCTTAATGATTTTTATCTCATCCAACATTATTGCCCATCCACCTCCCCACCATCCTGGTTTTCGTAGTGCTTGATGAGAGTTGAGAGCAGGCTGGTTTCCTCAGTCACCTTCCCATCCAGGACGGCGTCCAGGACCTTACGCTTATCATCGAGGCTCTCTGCGATTTTTTCCTCAATAGTCCCTTCGGCCAGCAGGTAGTACACATTAACTGTGTTTTTCTGACCGATCCTATGGCAACGGTCTTCCGCTTGAACGAGTTCCCCAGGAGTCCAGGGGAGCTCCAGGAACGCCACGGAGGAGGCAGCGGTGAGGGTGAGTCCAGTTCCAGCAGCCCGAATGTTCCCAACGAACAACTTTACTGCTGGATCATTCTGGAAGGCTTCAACCGCCCGGTTCCGCTCTTCTGCTGAGCAGGAACCATCAACCTTCACTGCTATCCCTTTGAGCTCCTTCATCAACGCGTCTATGACCATTTTATGCACTGCGAAGACCACCAGCTTGCTGTCCCCGTTCCCGGACTCGATGAAGTTCCGAATCCAGTCAATGGCCTGCTTCAGCTTACCTTTTACGGCTAGCTGTTTCTGGGACTCGATTCTGACCAGGTGCTCCGCCTGTTTGGCTTTTTCTGCTGCTTCATCGCCTTTTATTTGTTTTAAGTAGCGGATGAAGTCTCGTTCAGCAGCTTCATATTCCTGCCGATTGCTCAGTTCGACGGGAATATAGGAGTATAGCTTATCTGGCAGATCCTTTAGCACGTTGGATTTGAGCCTCCGGATCATGATGGTCTTGGTTAGGATTTGGTGGAGTTCCCCCTTGTTAGTGGCTCCGGAGAAGTCCCAGCCCCAACCGTTGTGGTGAGCTCCACAGTATTTGTGGGCGAACTCCCAGAAGTTTGGGAATAATCCCGGGTCTATCATGGAGAGTATATTGAACCCTTCCACCGGTCGGTTTACGATGGGGGTACCGGATAGCATGATGATGTGTGGGATGCCTTTGGCCAGCTTCTTTGCGGCCTTGGTGCGAATAGCGGAGCTGTTCTTGATGTAGTGGGCTTCGTCATAAATGAGGACCTTAGGATTCAGTGCCGCCAGTTTATCCCTCCATTGGTTCAGGATATCGTAGTTGATGACTATGATATCCCCCGTTATGGAATACGGCCTGGTTCCGCTTAGAATCTGAACTCGGGCGTTCTTTGTAAGAGTCGCCTCCGCCTCCTTCGCCCAGTTCAGCTTCAGGTGAGCGGGAACTACAATAACTGCTGGCCGCTTTTCTGGATGAAGCTGTAACCAGGCTAGAGCCTGGATAGTTTTTCCGAGACCCATCTCATCCCCAATTAACGCCCGGCCCCCTCTAGATTCAATAAATGCCACTCCCTGCTTCTGGAAGGGGAATAGTTCCCGCTTCAGACCCGGGACCTCCAGCTCTGGCAGGTCTTCCACCTGTACTCGGCGAGCTTTGACTTGTTTCAAGTATTCCTCCAGAGTTGGGTCTATCTCAAACCCGGCTTTTTGTAACTTTTCCACCCCGTCGGGGGAGATTGGGGCTGTCCAGAATTTCTTGACATTATTGAACCGGCGACCAGGAATTGATCTTATTATGTTGAGAAGGTCGTTGCTATACGGGAAGCGGATTTCCATCTTCCCGTCCTTGACTTTTACTGTCCTTTTAGGGGTAGTGGTTTTCTGAAGTTTGGGGGGTCCTTCACCGTTGACGGGCTGTAGATGAGGATATGTAACCTCTGACCCGTCGAATAATTTTTCCACATCGATCTCCCCAATTTTAAGCTGTTTCTGGTATTTTTTAATCATCTTTAGCGCGGCTTCTGCTTGACGTTTGGTCCAACGCTCGCGTTTTGCTAGGTCTTTCCCGAATCCCGCGTCCATCTTGTTGAATCCCTTATTGTCGATGGTGACGGCGTGGTCACACTGCTCAGCGAGAAACCTCACCGCTTCTTGAATAAGTCTTACATCCGGCATGGATATTCCTCCTTTAGATTGAATTTTTTTTTTGGGACATATAAGGGACAGGGCCTTTCCCCACCCCGGCTTGGATTTATTGGCAAGCTTCCTCCCTTTTTTGATTATTACGGCTTCCCGCGACCCCCGGAGGGGGTTTCTGTTTGGAGCCACCAGAACTCATCAGGCGGGATAGGTTTTCCAGGATCTAACATCCATGTCCACAGGGGTAGCAAATCACGCAACCCCCATCGTATTTACAAGCATGGTATTCGTGGCCAGTGGAATCAATATACCCGTATGGCCGCTTATACTGGTTGATGCGTCGTATATCTATCCCAAACTTTTGTATTAGTTCTTCCACTTCTTCGCTTCTCATGGTGGAAGATTCCTCACTGCAGTCTCCTTCTTCCCAGCGACTCGGGCAGGTATGGCATCCTTGGAAGACCCCGTGGACGGGGCAGAATTCAAACTCCGCAGAAGCAAAATACTCAACTTCCCACAGCTCGTCTTCATTCAGCCATAGGCGACGGCCATAGCTGTATTCCCCTCCGTTATGGGAGTGACGACCCTCGTGGACATCAATAATCTCGATAAAAGCCAGTTCTTCGATTTTCATGTTGGTTGAAACCTCCTTAATGGATTTGTTTTTTGCACCAGGATTATGGTTCCTGGCCGGCCTTCTTGCTTTACGGCTTCACTTTATTTGTCGCGATCAGGATTGCTACCGCCGGGATAAGGCTCCCGGCGGGCC